CCAGGCGGTTGAACAGGTGATCGATCAACGAGATACCCAGCTTCGGGGCTATTTCCAGCCAGGCACTGTCGGGCGCGGTCGACGGGACCTCCGCCTGTCGCTCAACTTCGCCATGCTGGCACTGCAGATCAACGATGCTCACGAGCCACCTCCAAGACGATTGCGATTCACGTGCGCCACCGGATTGAATCGACCCGGAAGCCCTGCCACTACCGGAGCACGAACACCTTGCAGCGAGGTCTCGGTCGCTTCACGCTTCCATCGCTCCAGCACGCCCACAACGTACGCCACGGTGATTGGCTTGCCCTTCTTGCTGCGCGCCGCCTCTTCGCACGCAGCCACTACGTCTTCCACGCTGACGCCCTGCCTTGCAAGCGCAACGAGACTTGGATCGGAATGGCTCAACCCCACCCCCGCCTTTCGGAAGGCAGCGCTCAGCTCGACAGCGCTCGCGCCCGTACCTTCGATCAGTGTTGGCGGTTGGGGGGTGGGTTTGTGGTTCTGGTTCTGGTTCTGGTTCTGGTTCTGGTTGGCAGGTGCGCGCAACGTGCTCGCATCCTGCGCGCACCCTTCGCGCACGTTGCTAGCAGCCTGCGCGCAGACTTCGCGCACAGTGCCAGCACGGGCGCGGCCATGCGCCGACTGCAAGGCCGACGCGAGAGCCGCCTGCGCAACGAGATCCAGTTGCCCCTGATCGCTCGCCGACTGCTCGAGGTTGGCAATCATTTCCTCGACAGCCCTAGTAGCCTCGTCATGCTCGTGCCGGCCAACGAATTCGGCGAGAAGTGCGCGAGCCTCGTCTGCCTGCCCGACCCGAATATGGCTCCGGATGACTTTGTCGACGGCCCGCCACGCCTTGGCCCTGCCACCAGCAGCGGCAGCCTGAATGTTCTTGTGGTAAGCGTGGATCTCCTCTTCGCAGCGACCGTTTACCCAACCAACATCGGTCAGTTCGAAGAACTCGCTGAGCACCTGGCGGGCAGCAGCAACTTCCTCCGGACCGCGGATCAGCAGCAGCCGGAACAGCGCGCCCTCGTCGGCAAGCAAAGCCCGCTCCTTCGTGTAATACAGGTCCAGCATGTCCCGGTAGATGCAGCGCTCCAGGCGAGAAAGGTGGCGAGTGTTCTTGTCGAAGTCGCCGACGTGATGTGGGTAATGGTGCATACGGTCCTGCCTATATTTGCGTGCGATACGGCACGCGCTGGCCGCCCATGAGCGACGGAGAGTTGCGGTAGTCGAAGGAACCGTCGCGGGGAACGATGGAACTCGCACGGCGCTGAAGCGGCCGAAATGGCGGCACCGTTGGCGCACGCACCAGCTCAGCCGGCGCTTCGATGACATCCTCGACCAAGTCTTGATTAGTCATTGGCCACTCCGCTCGACCGAGCAAGGTTGACGGCTTGCGTGCGGTGGCAGTAGACGCTGAACATCAGGGCCATGAGCATCTCGATCTTCCGGTGCAGCGCCTGGCCATGCGCCTTGATCTGCGCGCGTTCGTGATCGTCGATCTCACCATCCGCGGCGGCAGCCGTGAAGGATTCGAAGAGCCGGCCGATCTCCGCATAGTTCTGGTTGAACAGCTGCTGGATCGAGTCGTTCTCGATCGCGCCAATGTCCGGCAGCTTGACGAACGTGCCGCCGCTGGCAGCAGCGATCGCTTCGGCGAAGAATGTCGTGCCGGACAGCTGCTGCAATGCGAGCGCATCGTCGGTTGCCAGCGACTGGCCTTTGGTTTCGTAGGCCCGATTCTTCAAAGAGTTTTCAGTCATTCCCAGGTGAGCAGCAGCAACCACCCATTTGCCACTGATGGCGGCGATCATCTTCAAGACCGCACTTCGAACATCCATGATTTTTCCAATAAGATTATGGTTTCTTTACCAATCGTGCCGACTTAAACTGCAGCTATAGATCTGCTGCGGGAGGAGTCGCAGTCCCCCGAAGGTATGCCCAGTCAACGTCGGGACGAAGATCCTCGCAGCGCACCTTTCCCTCGACGAGTTTTTCGATAGTGGGGCAGTGCTCTGCCGGCACGCGACGGCCAGGCAATTTCCACTGCCCTACGGCGCCCTTCGTCACTCCAAGGTGTTTCGCCAAAGCCTGCATCGAACCGACAATGGCTATGACGGTGTTCAAAGGTGAGTTAGTCATGATCTTCACGAAAAGTATGCTTGAGTCGAAGTCTAGTTTTTCTATACTTTCAAGTCAAGTTTTTCTGTCCCAAAATGGTTTAGAAAACCTATACGATGTTCGGATGGAAATTAAAGATGAGATCGCCGCCTGGGTTCGAGCGGCTAGAAAAAGTGCAGGACTGTCTGGCGAAGCGCTGGGCGGCAAGCTTGCGCTTGAGCTGAGAACCGATAGAGGAAATACAAAAGGGAACATCTCCCATTGGGAGCTGGGCAAGCACCAGCCATCACTAGCTCAACTACTGGCGATCAGCAAGATAACTGGATACCCGCTCCCAGCCTCGGTCGAGCAAAACGTCGATGCCACTCGGGCAGGGGGCAATGCTGCAAAGCTCAAGGTAGACGCAGCACCAGGGTATGAGTTCTTCCTTGACCACATAAGTACTGCAGTGGCGGAGCGAGATGTGCCGCCACACATTCAAAGTGCGATTATCACCTTGCTAGACACGTGCCCACCGAAGAGGCGGTAAGGCAATTGCCTACGCGAGCTCGATGCATCTTTATGAAAAAGATTGCCTTTAAAACACATTTGTGGCCTTTCCGCCACGAGTTTAAAATTTTCAGCAATTCCTGCAGGCCGCTGAAGAGCTAGCCCGCTGCACCCTTGTCGTTCTGATCATCGGGTTCACCAATCCGAATAGTTATCTGCCCCCTGCCATATCTCTCCAGCAGCTCCCGTATCAGATCTCCATCTGAGTAGCTACGGAGAGGCCGCGCGCTCTCCTCCACGCTGTCAACTAGACGACCAACAATTTCGGAATTGATAGACCGGGCGTGCTTGCGTGCCCACGACTCAATTTTGGCCTTCAAATCCGCAGGCATTCTCAAGCCAAAAGGGGCAATGTCTCTACTCATAGGGGCGCAGTTTAGAGAAAGGCAACAGATGCGAATAGCTACACCGTGCAGCTACTGTGCCTATAATGCGTGACCCCTTAATTTTCCTACATAAACAAATGATATCCGAATGCAATAAATTAAGCACTTCCATGACTGGGGCGTCAACCACTCTTATGCCAGGCGTAGTCATCAGCGTCACGAGCGAAAGCATGGCTGACTACCTTCAGATGCGCGCGGCCCAGCTTGCTGCCTTGAACCACCTGCTTATGTCAGCCGACTTTGAGAACTGGAGCGCTACGATCAAGGCAGATGCAAAATGGCTCGCAGCATCGCTGGCATCAGAAGTTAGCAGCGTCGCATCAAGTGTGACATTTCGATAGAATTTAGGATGACTATACTTATTTGTATAGTTTTTCTTTACTTACGAAAATAGAATATCTATACTTTGCTCGTATCAATTCTGATAGGAGCAAACGTGACCCCAACCTTCCCTCTCCCAGCCCTGCCCACCGATCGTCGTGGCACCGATGCGGCACGTGACCAAAACCGTCTTCAATTTGCTCCTCGCGCACTGCTGAATGGCACGCTTGCCGACTGCGCGAACGCAATCGCAGCCAGCTACGAGCGCCTCCACACTGCCGCAAAAAATGCCGAGCATCTGCTCGCGCTGTCGGGTAATGCCGGCATGCGCGGCGACACGGCTGACGACCTCGCCGTTGCGCTGGCGGTGCACGGCTACATCCTCCAGCAGTTCCAGGTGAAGGTGAAAACCGATCACCAGGTCGTGATTTACACCACCGCCGCGGGCAGCAGCTTCAGCGCCTACACGGCAGCAGCCGATAGGCAGGGCGACATGCCGTGCTCGATCACGGTAATGCGCGCCGCGCAGTCTGCCGCCGCATCGCTGTCATGACCAAGCCACCAATACCGGACGGGCTTGCGCTTGATATCGCCTACCGGTCGCTGTCCACAACGATGACGATCGCGCAGGTGATGGACGATCCGGCGCTCAGGCGCCTGCTCTATCTCCGCGCCAAGCAACACATGCGGCGGCGCGCGCGCTTCGACCCGAAGCGGCTGCAAGCCAACGATAACGACGACTGACCCAACCCAGCAATCCTGTGCAGACGTCTGCACATAACCGTTAACCATTCGCCCGATGACCACTACCTTGACCATCCTCGAAGCCCCGACGGCAGCGGCCTCTCTCGCGCCGATCATCGTCGACGAACTGCTGCTGGAAGACGGCAGCACGTTCGGCAAGTTCGCGCTGTGCCACATCCGGATTTCCACCACCAACCGCAAGCGCTTCAACGCCGAAAAGCTGCAGCAGCTGGCCGACAGCATCCGCGACAAGGGTGTCGCCCAGCCGATCCTGCTCCGCCCCGTCGAGCCGACCGACGCGGCGCCACAGCGCTACGAGATCATCGCCGGCGAACGCCGTTTCCGCGCCTCGATCGCCGCCGGCCTGACGCACATTCCGGCGATCAGCCGCAACATGTCCGACCATGATGCGATCGAGCTGCAGATCCTGGAGAACCTGCAGCGTGAAGATCCACACCCGCTCGAGGAAGCCGAAGGTTACGAGCGCCTGATGCTCACGCACGGCTATAACGCCGACCAGCTGGCCGAGCGCCTGAAGAAGTCCCGCTCGTACATCTACGGCCGCTTGAAGCTGTGCGCCCTGTCGCTCGACGTGCGCGAGCCGTTCTTGAACGACGAGATCAGCGCGTCGACGGCGCTGCTGATCGCGCGGATCCCGGTGCCGAAGCTGCAGGCGCAGGCTATGACGGAGATCCTCAAGCCGCAATGGAACAGCGAGCCGATGTCGTACCGCGCGGCCGTACAGCACGTGCAAGGCCGCTTCACGCTGACCCTGGCCAGCGCGCCATTCGACACCAAGGACGGCAAGCTGCTGGCGGCCGCCGGCAACTGCACCAGCTGCCCGAAACGCACCGGCAGCGAGCCAGTGCTTTATCCGGACATCGACGCGAACATCTGCACCGATCCCGAGTGCTTTGCGGAGAAGCGCGCAGCGCACCAGGCAAAGGTAATCGTACTGGCGAACAAAGCAGGCACGCCCGTCCTCGAGGGCAAGGAAGCAACGGACGCGCTGGGCGATCTGAAAACCGTGTTCTCCCACTACAGCTTGTGGAAGCTTGACCGCCTGGCCCCGCGCGCGAACCAGAACGACACAATCCACTTCGTGCTGCAAGAGAAGCAGCTGCCCGAGCCGAAAGCCATCCTGAAGCTCGACAACGGCGTGGTGCACAAGGCTTACGACAAGGCTGCAGTGCAGGCCGCAGCGGAAGCTGTTGGCATCTGCCTGTCGCGCGAAGCATGGGACGTACTGCAGGCTGAAAAGAACGCCGCCCCGGCCGCCCAGGCACGGGCTGAGCAAGATCGCAAGCGCGCAGCAGAATATGCCGAGAAAGCACGCCGCGCCGAGGAGCTTACCGCCGAGCGCCTGGCCCTGTACCGCAAGGTGCGGGTGCGTGCCGGCAACGGCCTCTCGCTGGCATCGCTGCGCGAGCTGGCGAAGCACTTGGTGCTGGAGTGCCACGTACCATACGACTTGCTTGGCGATGACTACTCGCTTACGGACCGAAGCGACACTGGCATGGCCGCGCACATCGATCAGGCGCCGCAGAGCGAAGTCCAGATGATCATCCTCGACTTACTGCTGAGCGACTGCATCGCGGTCAACCACTGGAATGTGCCGACTGGCGATGACGATGATGGCGATGGCCATGCCGTCATCCGCGCGATCGCCTGCCACGAAGGTATCGATACAAACGATGCCGGCCAGCTCGCCGTCCATGCGGAACCGGAAGACACGTTCGGCATCGACCTGGCCGTGTTGCAGGACGCCGACACACTGCGCGCATTCGTCACGACCAATCCCGAGCGGCTGAACGACATCACGCCAATTGTCATCTGGAAGGCCCCTCATCTGCTCAAGTCGCTGGACGTTATTGGCCACGACACGGGCTACATCTGGCGCGACAACGAATGGCATGCACCCGAGCCAGCAAAGCTCGAGCCCGAGGCAGCTCCGCGCAAGACGCTCACACTTAAGCCACGTGACGCAACGAGCACGAAGGCACCGACGAAGACGATCACCCTAGCTGCCGCGGTGGCGTACACGGCGCCAGACACTGACGAAGCGATGGAGCACACCCAATGATCCAGAGCGATACAGAAGACGAGCGCTGGACCTGCTGCATGGATCGCCCCCCGCCGACCGGCGTCCACCGCACCGCTGGCCAGGCGATCGAGCAGACGCTCGATCTGGCGAGGTTCCAGCACTTCGATGGCAAGACTTGGGGCGCGGTCGCCCTCGATGCCGCCGGCGCGCTGGCACTGGCCGCTACCCCAACCCAGTTCCGCCCTATTTATTGGCTTGCACCACAAGGAGAATTCGCATGAATGCACCACTTCCAATGGCGATGGCATCGCTGTCGCCACTCGATTTCCAGAAAACAGCCGCCGACCTGGCCGTGCAGGTCAAACAGATGGCGCACAGCGCGCAGCTGGTCGCGGACGAGCTGGCACGCGCCGAGCGCATCGTCAACATTCTGATCAAGTACATGCCCGCCTCGCAGATGGTCCACGCCCGCCTGGAAATCAACGAGGAATCGATGGAAGCACCGAACCCAACGACGCCTGCGGCCTGCGACGTGCTTGCTGAACGCCGGCGCCAGAGGGAGCAGGAGGGATGGACGCTGGGCCACGACGACGTGCACGAGGGCGGAGAGCTGGCCGAGGCCGCCATGTGCTATGCCGATCCAGCCGCGCACTGCCAGCTGGGGATCCCGCACCAGTGGCCATGGCTCGGCGACTGGTGGAAGCCGCGCGATCGCCGGCACAACCTGGTGCGCGCCGGCGCGCTGATCATCGCCGAGATCGAGCGCCTTGATCGCGCAACTGCTGATTCCGGAGAGTAAATTATGAAGGCCTCAATGTTCCTGGTCCTGAAGTACGAACGTATGTTCATGCGGCTAGATGAGATTTGCTCCGAGATTGACATGGCGGTCGGCACGGCACGCAACAAGCTTTGCGCCGGTACGTTCCCTATTCCCACGCGAAAGTCTGGAAAGTTCGTAATCGCCGATGTCCGAGACGTCGGGAATTACATTGATAACTGTCGACAGCAATCGGCGTAAAAAAGGCCACGGAAATCCGTGGCCTTTCTCTACCGTGATAGCTCAAGCCTGCTTCGGCACTGCCTGATTTTTTGCTATCTCAGCACTTTTTAACGATGCCTTTGCAATGCGAAGCACGTCAGCAGCATCGTCTGACGTAAAGTCAGCATCCAGGTCGTAGTCGGCCTTCTTCCGGAAGGCTCGCAATCTAGCCAAGTTTCTCGCAACAATCCCTGCCTCTACTCGGCCAGGTCGCTGCGCGCGCCCCCAGCCCGACATAGCATCGATTACTGCTTGATGCGAACTTTTCCCCTTTTTTGCAGCGTCAGCTACGTGGAGATCAGGAGGCAAAGAACCATCTGCTGCATGTAGCACTGCGTAATACGCCCTACATGCAGAAGTGCGCAGCGAAATTTCTGGCAAAGGTTCGCCACTTGGCTGTAGCAGTTGCTCAGCAATACTAAAAAAATCTGAACTAGTGCAACTCATTACAGCACTGACGCCCTTGCCCGGAATTTTTCGTACCCTATCCAAAAACGGTTGGGATCAAACTCCGCTACTTCGTCAAAAAGCCTCTGCCCGAGTTCAGCATCGAGCGCCTCGACCTGCTCACCAGGAGCATCAATGTCAATGTAGTACATGAGGTAACACTCATCAAGATCGACAAGATGCCGCAATGCCGAGTATGAAACTTGATGTTTTCGCAGCACATCAAATGCCAGCCGAATGCAATTTTGCATGAGCGTTTCGCTCATACCGCACGTCGCTAGAACATAAGCAGTATCAGAAATAACCGACGCGTCGGAGTGTTCTCGGGTTGGCGAACGCTGGCGATAGACTTCGACAAGTTCATGAGCCATAGCTATCTTCCCCGCATTGTGTGCATATTGAATGGCATTTGAAAGCAGTGTCAGGTTCTGAGGTTCAAGATCACTAGCAATAACAGCAACATCCAAAGCTTCAGCAAACCTGCCAGTCATCTGTAACGCATTCGCATACAGGTCATACGTAAGGCTAGTTTTCTGCAGCGCAATTGCCTTCGCGAAATTTTCCAGTATGGCGTTATCGTCCCATTCCAATAAGCCAATCTGTGCCAAGGCCACGTAGCCAGCCCAGTAATCAGCACCAAGGTACTTGTGCACATCACGCTTGTAACGCTGCAACGTGAAGGTATCCAACCGAGACGTAAGATCTAGGTAGGGCTGAATTTCCTCAAGGATTTCTTGTATCTTAGTTTTGGGGACTGGGCGCATTGATGATTTAAGGCAAGAAACGCTGTAGAGCAAAGCTACCTCACACAGTCGAGTTCAAAGTGTAGACGATTTTTCAGCAAACGACTATCTGCAAGAAATAGGATTGATGCGAAGTTATGGGCTGAGATTGAAATGCACCCAAAAAACTTTCTGCTACGAATTTGCTACAAGCAGAGAAAAAAAGAATCGGTTCTCCTCTACGGCCGCTTGTCACTCGGTCCAGTCCATCATCGGGGCCACGCTGATGCGGCGGCCCGCGTAAGTATTGGATTTCTCTGCTTTCCCCTCTGGGGCGGCGTTGTTTGGATGCATAGCTTGTATCACTGGGTATAATGATTAATCACCTGAATTCACAACGCAGTGCTACGGATTTGCTACGAAATGGCATCAGTAATAAAGATCGGAGATCAATGGCGCGCCCAGGTCAGGCGCAAGGGCTTCCCGGCGGAGACGCGGACCTTCTCTACGAAGGGGCAGGCAACTGCGTGGGCCGCGACAACCGAAGCGAACATGATGGCGCTAAAGCACCAGGACGTGCGCATCATATCAAAGATGACGGTAGCCGACCTGATCGACCGATACACGAAGGAGATCGGCGCCGTCAAACCTTTTGGCAAGAACAAGGCTGCCGTGCTGGCTGCGCTACGCATCCAGCTGGGCGAGACGCGGCTCCCTGAACTGACGATTGAGCGGCTCACGCAGCACCTACAGTCCCGACAGAAAGCAGGCGCTGGCGGCGTTACCATCGGTATCGACCTTACTTATCTGGGCAGCGTGCTAAAGGCCGCGAAGAACCTATGGCGCCTGCCGGTAGATCCGAGTGTTACTGCAGGCGCTCGGGACAATATGAGGTACCTGGGCTTATCACCGAAGTCCAATGAGCGCGATAGAAGACCTACTGTCGACGAACTCACCCGTCTGAAAGAACACTTTAAGGCCATCAAGCGGCAGAAAGTACCTATGCCAGACATCATCGATTTCGCCGTGTGCACTGCTATGCGCCTAGGCGAAATTATCAGGCTGAGATGGGTTGATCTCGACCAGGAACATCGGACCATTGTCATCCGAGATCGGAAGCATCCCACGGAAAAAACCGGCAACGACCAAGAGGTACCGCTCTTGGGGGAGGCTTACGAGATCGCGATGCGGCAGCCCCGGATTGCGGGCGATGGTCGAATATTCCCAGTAACTGAAGGCACGGTGAGTACAATTTTTCCACGTGCCTGCAGAGCGCTTGGCATCGAAGACCTGAGATTCCATGACCTTCGTCACGAAGGTGTATCGAGATTGTTTGAGCAACGCTATAGTATTGAAGAGGTAGCCCTAGTGTCCGGCCATAGAGACTGGAAGATGTTGTCACGCTATCTTCACTTGCGCGCAAAAGACCTTCATAGAAATAATTGAATATGAAAAAAAATACCCTACTGCTGTTCAACCCAGAATCTAGTCTCTTCAGCCTTCCAATTGTCCGAAACATCTGCTTTGTCTCTCTCTCTGCCGCGATCCTAGTCGCAATCATCATTGCGAGTAACAGTAAATTAGATTTTTGCTGGAGTAGCATTGGCTTTAACTTTGCTTTAGACGCATTCAAAGTACCTTTAGGAATACTTGCACTTGGCCTCACCTTAATAGGAATATGCGGCGCCAACCATCGATCAGAGCAGACAAGACGTCAAATTGAGCGTACAGCAACACAGATAACTTTAACTAACAAACAGATATCAATAACCGAAGGACAAAATCTCTTTTCAAATTATTACAAACATGTTGAAGAATTTGAAAAATTTTGTGAAAAACATGCCGGCACTGTAAAAGTCGGACGACCACGATCGCTCTATCGAGTACTCTTTCCACGCTCTAAGGCTGGCGAATATTCAATTTCCGTAGAAGCTATTGAACAGATCAGCCTAATGTCAGTAAATTTTATAGATGCCGCGATGGAGATGAATATCACTAGTAGCAGCGAAGCAGTTGATGGCCTTATTAAACTCGGGCGCTTTCGGGAAGAAGCTCTGAAAGACTATAACTTATTATATACAGAAGGAATGTCCGGAACGACCCTTTCTGACTCTAAGGGTGATGTCTTTATCCCCCATGCCAATTCAAGAGCATTGGTCGAAAAAATAATTGAAATCTTAAAGAAAATTGATGAGATATGCCACTTTGACGTTGATTACAAAACTCCAGGCTTACTAGCGATTCTTCTTAATATCGATACCACAAAAATACCGACTAGAAAAATTACCGAAAGCTTTGAAGGTTTCGACATCCGAAATATTTTGAAAGAAAGCCAACAAAAAATGACGATTAAAAATCCTGAAGCTGAAAATCTAATCGACATTGTTTTTTCCAATACGCGGCACCGACATTTATGATATCTGCAACCTCCACACGAGGCTACCTACTACGGCATCTCTCATTTGCACAATGCAAGATGCAAGGGCATGTTAAGAGTACTTGGCATTACACTGTAATGATGCAGCAGTGTTTTCTCCTATGAACATTCAATCGTCACCTTGAAACCTACTCCAAAAATTACGCCAATGAAAACTTCGCAGATGACGTCAGGCTGGACGCCTTACGCAAAGCGACAAGTAGCTCTTGACATGTATCATAGAGCTTGTAGCTTTATCGGCTCAGCACTGCTTCTCGAGAAAAATGACGGATCGCCGATGGTGGTCTCACACCTTTTTTGCCAGGGCGTTGAACTTCTCTTCAAAGCCATTCTGCTTTTGATTGATTATGATAAGTACTACCCAAAGCTGAGGAAGATTGGCCACAATTTGTTGCGCGGAGCTGAGGAAGTACATGACGCCGTGGGGCTGAATTTCTGTGATGGCCCTGTAGGCGCCGAGCTGGGTAAGCTGAATAGTTTCTACATGCAGCATATGCTGCGATACGCAACACTCCTTGGACTACTGCACGGCGCTGCCTCAATTCAGTTTGATCACGTATTTCGTCGCACCGCCGCCGTGGTCAGGCTGACCAGTCGCAAGATTCGCGAACTCCCTGCGCCGTAAAAACACGTCTAGATGCTTCACCAAGTTGCAACAATAAATATTGCGTACCAGAATTGAACTAGAAAATTGCCGGAAGGATACAACGCAATAATTCAGCGCTTTATTTCTGTTGTCGCAGATCCTCGTACGATCAGTCCGCACTTCCACGAATTCCAACATTGTGACAATTGGATAGATTGTCACAACGTCATCCATGCTATGTTCCCGGTACTACTACATACCCAAGGGAAACATAGATGACTTCGTTACTCAAAAAAACGCTGTTGGTCGCAGCACTCACTGCATATGCAACCTCTAGCCTTGCTGCAGACGCGATTGATATACCTGCTTTCTCGCTTACATCTTGGTCGGCAGACTACTTGAACTTAGTTTCCAGTAACGATAATAAGTACGTGTTCGCGGCGGCTCAATTAAATGTGGGTATGGCGGGCAGCGGTGCGTATCCCATGGAAATGCTATTTGACGGAGCAGTCAAAGAAGGCTACCGCATCACATCGTTATCGCTCAGCGGAAAGTTCATGGCTGACGCGTGGGTGCAAACTGAGGTGCCACCCCTAGGAAACTGCAACTGCACGATTAGCTGGGTTAATCCTGGATCAGGGGGAAGTTCCGGAAACGCTGTGCTCACTGTGGCACAAGGTGGTAAGGAAGAAGTTTTTTCATATGTCAATTCCGCTGGAAATTTGAACGGTCGCATCGAGTTGTTTGAGCTTAGTTATAACCAGATCATAACGGGTGAATTTGATTTAGGGCTCTATGCTGCTGGCATGGCAGATACTCGCTACGGCTACTACACAGTAATCGACGGAGCTGGCTCATATGACATTTCGATGGGCGCCAGTGCGGAAATGAACTTCAGCGATATGAAATTGACCGTCCAGGTAGAGCAGATCTCGGCGGTGCCGGAGCCAGGTACTTACGCCATGCTTTTGGCAGGCTTGGGAATCATTAGCTTTGCGGCTCGCAGGCAACGCGCCTAATCCTTGCGGAAAAGCTCTGCCCGCATTTGCTGCATCTCCTGTACGCATGCGCATTCGTCCAACTCGCTTCGCAACACATCCCGGATCATGCTGCATGGCCCGACAAGGTATTGATCAGCCCTAGTGACGACAGCACGTAGCCGCGCTATCTCCCACAACAATGCTGCCACGTCTCCCGGATCCGGGGCGTGGCGACGCGCACTAATTTCGCGAAGTTGCTTTCTTGAAAGGGATGGATGGGCAAAGTTTCTCATAGCTTCGCACCTACTGTTTTTTTATACAGTATATAGCATCGTGTGCGCTGCCCGTCCAGACGTCTGCCCTCCTACGCCATCACGGTCATCGGCCTTGTAGAACCGAGCATTAAAACAACCCCGTAGGCTCTGCTTGACGATCCCAGCTGTAGATGATGAGCTCACGCCGCTCGACACCTGCCCCGCCGCCGACGATGTACTGGATTGTTGTGGAGTCCATCTGGAACGCAGCGAACGCTCGCCGGATGTCGGGGTGATCGTTAATGCTGAGAATGGCCTTTCCCTGTAGCGCGGCCATCATCGCTGCCATCTTCTCGTACTGCTCAAAACCAAATTCGACACCGTAGCCCTCGGTCTGCCAATAAGGCGGATCCAGGTAGAAGAACGTATGCGGCCGGTCGTATCGCTCAATGCACTTTGCCCAGTCGAGGTTTTCGATGTAGGCATTGGATAGACGCAGATGGGCGGCCGACAAATTTTCCTCGATCCGCAACAAGTTCACCGGTGGCGCCGTGGTCGCCGTGCCCCAGCTTTGCCCTTGTACCTTGCCGCCAAACGCGTGCTGCTGCAGGTAGAAGAAGCGCGCTGCGCGCTGGATATCGGTGAGTGTTTCCGGCGGCGTATCCTGCAGCCATTTGAAAACTTCACGGCTCGAAAGTGCCCACTTGAACTGGCGGACAAACTCCTCGAGATGGTGTTTCACGACGCGGTACAGATTGACCAGATCGCCATTTACGTCGTTGAGAACTTCAACGTCAGCCGGCGGCCGCATGAAGTACAGCGCTGCGCCACCGGCAAAGACCTCGACGTAGCACTTATGACGCGGGAAGTTCGGAATGAGTTGGTCCGCCAGACGGCGCTTGCCGCCAACCCATGGAATGATAGGTGTTGCCAAGAGTAAACCTCAAATGATTTTTGTGCTAGAATCCGCCGCCCTCCGGAGGGTGCAGAGCCTTGCTCGGTTTACTGCTAACTCAGTGAATTGAGGCCTGACCGTGCTGTTAGCGCAGTGCGGTCAGGCGCTCTGTCTTTTTCGCAGCTACCTGCGAAAAATTATTTCGTGACCGCCTTCAAATTCCCGTAGAACTGCCGCCAGCCGAGGGCTTGCTCGCGCCAGGCGCGGCAAGCTGTTGCGTTGTGGGCGTCGGCTTCTGCGACTTCAGAGAGCGGAATGCCGGCGGGTTCTCGGTCAGCGTCGACGGCGCCTCCGGCAGGCTCACCTGCCCAGGCGGCGTTGTAGCTGCGCACGAAGCCAGTATTGACACCGAAGCGATCATCATCAGCAGGCGTGACATACACCGGTACGAGCTTTTCAATTTCTTCTCCCTTCACATAGACCGTCTTGATCCGGTCGCGGTATTTGATCTCGGTTTGAACAACCACCTTTTCCTGCGCCTTCACAATCGCCACTGTGCGACCTGCCTGTGCCGCGAGGTAATCGATATGAACCTGGCCAGCCACGCGCTCGCCGTTCAGCATGCCCAAGGCGTATAGCGCGGCGCCGGCGGCCGCAACGCACAGCCAGCGTGCCCACCACGGCAATACCACCCCGGTCACGCCAGCACCCGCTTGGCAACGGCGAAGAACGCCAGCCGTTCGACCAGGCCGTTCGTGCCGCCATTCACGCGCTTTGTCACTGCAACCTGGTCGCCGGCGTCGGCCAGCGTATTCAGGCCGCGCATCAGCCAGAACAGACCCGCGGATCGCACGGCATACTCCGGCGTTTCCAGCAACTCCGGGTGAGACAGCAGGTCGACGCCCAAGGCATTGCCACAGGCAGCGTAGTTTGCGCGGCCGGTGGTCTGAATCAGGCCGCGGCCGAGAAAGCGCCGGCCGTCTCCGGGCTGCACGTTGCCCAGATCCTTGCGGCCTTCGTAGCGCTTCTGCTGCTCGGTTGGCCCCCACAGTTCGCGCAAGAAGCGCAGTTGCGCGGTTTCGTGCGCGACTTGCGACAGGAACGAGGCCTGCCGTGCTGGCGTGTTGATGCCGTAGGTCGGCATCCACTGGTTCAGCGGCACCAGGAACGCAGCGGCGCGCTCGCGGCCCGCCGCCGGCATGATCGTCATCAGCTGTTCGAGCGCGAGCGTCACAGGACACCTCGCACATCACGTACCACCTCGGCGGCGTCATGCACGATCTCGCCGAGATCCTTGCCGCGGCGCCGTTCTAGCCACAGCACCAGGCCGCCGAGGATCCACCAGGCCGGCAGCGCGGCAAGCACCAGGAAGGGCGCGGCCGCCATGAGCAAGCCGACCAGCGGCTCGCCGGCGTATTGCTGGCCGAACTCACGCGCGGATGCGAACAGGCCCGGCCACCAGGAGTGTGCCCCCATGGCCAGCAGCGGGCCGAAGACGAACGAGCATGCGAAGGAACACGCAAAGCGGCACGCAGCCTCACGCGCCGTGCGCGGCCACATCAGAACGTAGCCGAGTGCGGTGCCAACAGCTGCCGCGACGACGGCCGCACCGAAAAACTTGATCGCCGCAGCACCGCCGGCAGTTTCGAAACTCATTGGTGGAGCTTTCATATTGAAAAAGAAAAGAAAAACCCGCCGCAGCGGGTTGGATTTGCGTGAGTCTCGCGTCCGCGGGACGCAAACTGATGCGTTAGTGAGGAGCCTGGACTGGATCTCCCTCTTCCGGCACTGAGTTCGGATCGGGCTCCGGTACTACCTGCGCCGCCAGCCAGTCCGGATTCACCTGCCACCAGCCGGCGAAGCACAGCTCGGCGAACCATTCGGTCGCCACGATCGTGTTACCGACACTGCCATCGTCATCGAGAATGTCAACGTTCTTGATTGCGGTGTTGTCGAACGTGTTGCCAAAATCTCCGATCACAGGATTACGCATTGCTGACCTCCATCAGAATTCAATCCAGACTGCGCCAGCGCTGCCGGCACCGCCATTCATTACTTGTGAAACGGTTGATCCAACGACATTCGTGCACCCGCCTGCGCCACCACCAAAATCGCCCCCCGTGCCCGCATAGCCGGTTTGCCCCGATGTGGAAGCCCTGCCACCGCCACCGGCAAACATACCTCCGGCGGCAGCACTCACCCCATAGAAACCCGCCATACCGCCACCGGGATACCCTGGCCCACTAGCAGAGTCCGATTGAGCCGGAAACTTGCCGCTACCAGTTGCGGCATCGAGATCATTGGCCACGGTAGCGACAGTCCCTCCAGGCGCGCCGTACACGTTGATACCCACATGGCTCGAGTCGTTGTCGACACCACTGACCGCATCCGATGCGGCTCCCGCCGAACCGCCGCCGCAGGTATAAGTGTTTTCAGTGGCGGATAGGCTCGTGGTCGCATTCCCACCCCTGCCGCCCACACCTGCGCCACCAGAAGCCACACAAATGTTGTTGAGATGTGAATCAGGGCAAATAGCCGAGCCACCGTTAAAACCAGCGCCGCGCAATCCTACTGCGCCGCCACCGCTGGCAACGGCGCTGCGGTAAGAGCCAGTACGTGCCGCGCCGCCATCACCGCCCTTGACATTCATGTCTCCACCGTAAGCCGTGCCACCAATGCCGCCCGCAACAGTTGTGCTGGCGGCCACGGTAGCCCGACCACCGCCACCGCCGTTTGCTCCCATGGCCGAGATGCCGGTGCCAGTAAAAGATGAGCCGCTGCCATCGTTACCGTTGACAGCCTTGTTCGAATCCGTTGCCTGCACCAATACGCCACCAGCACCTACCATGACGACATACGGCTGCCCGGCCACCAGGAAACGCATACCGCTGGCGAAACCGCCAGCGCCCGACCCAGACGCCCCAGCAATGCCCGTTCCCACGTTGCCGGCCGTCGCAGCACCACCGCTGCCGGAACCGCCCACGACGGTTACTTTGTGCCAGCCAGTTTTCGTCGGGGTGAACACACCAGACGACGTAAAGCGCCGCAGATTGTGCAATGCCCCCAGGTTGTGCAGGGTCGGTGTGCCATCGGCTTTGCGGATCGTCACATGGAAAAGCGTGGTCGTCTCCGCGCGCACGTCCAACTCATCGCCTGGCGCACATGTATAGCTTGAGCCGGACGCCAGCCCCTTCACTTTCAGGTTTGCGCTTGCCGTGATCGGAAACGTGCCCGTTGCCAGCAATGTGACTTGTGCGCCAGCCTGCGGTGCCGCGGCAAGCCCGGTAATGGCCGCGGTGCCGATCATGGGCACGAAATTGCCGCCGGCGGACCATACGTCCGGCGTGGTCGCGCTTGGCACGTCGTTGCCCTTCTTCTGCCATAGCGCGCCTTCGAGCGGGCCACCGGTTACGCCACCAGTAGGCCCTTGCACACCATCTTCGCCGCTCAACGTGAGCGACCAGTTCGCCACTGTATTGCCGCCGGCTGTGGGACTCACACGCGACACAGCCAGCGTCAGCGACGAACTGGCGCCGTTGCTCACGTAGGCCGACACTGTGCCGACCATCCACTGCGCGGCATTTGCCGGGTTGGCTGCTTTGAGCGTCTGGTTTTGGCCAAAGCCTTTCCCAGCCAAGCCGGCGCCCAAGAACGTTTTGTTGCCGACACCGATCGCGAGTAATGTCGTGCTGGCCGCCTTGAGCGCGTCGACGTAGCCGGCTGCAGCATCACGTGCCGTCTCGGCTGCGGTTTTGGCAGCCTCAGCGGCGGTCTTGAAGCCCTCAGCCGCGTTGCGATGTACGAGCGCTTGGCCAGCGCTACCGTCGGCATCGGAAGCACTGCCGGCCGCCGCCTGCGCACTTTCTGCAGATGCCTCGGCGTTGGCTGCCGTTTCCGCATTGGCGGTGTTCTGTTGCTGGATCATTTTCGGCAGTGCCGCGATCAGTGCATCCGCCGCAGGGTCAAAGTTGTCGGGATCATTCGTGCTGGGCCCCGGCGGCAGCGCGTCAATTACCGTTGTCACATTTCCTCCACTTCCAAATTGATGATGCCGTGATTTGCGCCCTGCAAATTCAGGCTGAATTCCTTGTGCACGCCGTATACGAAAAGCGGGTCAAAATAGTCGAGCGTGAAATCGTCCAGGCCAGACCAGACCGCCGGCCGGCCGTTGAGCTTCTCGCGCAGCGTGATGAGCCGCTTGGTCAGGCCCTTGTCAAACCACACTTGGCCAGAAACCTTGGGCACGGAACGCCGGGGCTTGAGCTCGATGTTCCCGAACGTATCGCGGGCAACGATCGAAAAGTTCAGGTGATCTGACGTGGCCTGGTACTGCATGTCGCCGATGTACACCGCGTTGCCAACCAGGATCCCGCCGACTTTGCGCAGGCCTTTCGCCTTGCGCACAGTGACGGTGATGCGGGCATTGCGGTACTGCGGCAGATTGAAGAACTGCACGCTCTCGCGGTAGCCGAACTCACCAAAGAAGTAATCGCGCCAGCCGTACGACTTGCGGGTGCTGAGCAGCACCGTGACTGCATACACTTCCTCGCCAGCGACCGTAACGCGGATGCTCACGGATGTTGCATCCAGGCCTACCACGGCGATCGACGACACACGTTGCCCGGGCTCGATCGACTGCACAACATCTACCGGCGCCACGGTCTGCGTATTGCGCAACTGGTCGAACGACGCCCAGCGATTTGTCACGGCCACCTTCAGCCAGGCCGTGCCCGACGTGAGCGACTGGCCAGTGTTCGCATCCATCTGCGACTCGTACACGAGATGCGCACCGGGATCGATGACACGATGCCCTTTTGCGTATGTGGTAGCTGCGGAATAGACCGCGTACGTGCTGCCGATGTTTTGCCACCAGGCCGGGCTGCTCGCCGGCGCATGCCCTGCATTGTTCGCCAGGAGCGATCGATACAGGACCAGCTCCTGGCCAACATCGCCCACGTACACAAGTGCGGCGAGCGGATAGCTGGCCGCGGCGTTGTATATCGCCGGCGCCACCTCGACAACTGAACTTTCCACCAGCATCGCGTTCGTGATTTCGATCGGCGGAATTACTCTCATGCCTCCTCCATATGGTCTTTCGTAATGAAGCTGTCGCCGTCGCGTGACACGCGGCGAAGCACCCGCGCACCGGTCGCCGTGTTGTCCGCAGTTTCCCGCAGTGGCGTGCGCAGACTCTCCACCTCCTTTCGGAGCAGCCGCACCTCGTCGACCAGTGCGCTGTTGTCACCGCCGCCGCGCAGCATCGCGGCCGTCTGGCTCGCATTCCAGATCCTTGCAGGTCCGGTTGCCTCCAGCTCCATGCCGCGTTCGCCAACGACACGCAGGCCGCCGGCATGATCACCGCCCGTGGCATACCCCGGAACGCCCCGCTCCTTCAGCCACTGTTCCCAGGTGCCGTTTTTCTTCGCCTCCAGTTCGGGAGCGGCAGCTTTCAGGAAGTCCGCCATCTCGCTTGCATCCACGCTGCTCCCGTAGGCACTCGTCCAGAACGCGAGGCCATCAGCATCGGCCTCGCGACCAAGTGCGGATCGATACATGTCCGACACGGAGAGATTCGTTTCTCCTGGCGCGGTGGCACTCGGCCCGGCCTTCACGGCGGCCAGCGCAGCAGACAGGGATGCAAGCGCAGCTACGACCGACAGGACGCTGGAGTTGATGCCGTTTAGCTGGTCGACCTGCTGTTGTGCCTTGGCCGCGATGTCGTCGAGGTAGGCCACATCCGCCTCATATGCACGCTGCGCGATATCTTTCTGCTTCTCCAGCGTCGCCAGCATCTGCTGCTGCGCTGTGAGCTGGCTGTCGGTCAGGTCGCCCAGGGCAGAGATATCATTCGCGGTGCGGTACAGGTCACGCTGATAGTCCAGGTACGAGGAGAACTGCGACGATGCATCCGACTTGACCGTGTTGAGAGCCCCCTCGAGGTCGGCGGCCTTGGGCAACGGACCGCCGGCCCTCGCAATCGCCAGTGCTGCGGCGATCTTGGCCTGCGCCTGTGCTCGCTGGACAGCAGCCTGGCCAGCATCGACCATACTGTCCAAGGCACCTCGCAACGAGCTGGACAGCGATGTCAGGTCGCTGATGGCCGTACCGACGCCATCGATGCGCTCTTCCAGCGCATCCATCGAATCCTGATACGCTTTGGCCAGTACGTCCTTCTCGCCCTGCACCGCCGCTTGTACAGCAGCCAGAGCGTCCGAGACTTTGGTTTTAAGCGCCGTACTCACGCTTTCGATTGCCGCAGCAGCAGCTTCGGCTGCAGCTTTCTCGTCCTGCAACGCATAGATCCGCTGCTGCTGCGGCCGCAGCGCTTCGTCCAGCGCCGCCAGCTCGAGTTCCCGCTGGTGCGCCAGCTGCTCTGCCGCCGTGTGGGTCAGATTGAATAGGGACAGATCCAGTCCCGCCTGCTTTTCGCGCAACGCATTCGCTTTGGTCTGCGCCTGCACCTGGTCGAACAGCGCGCGGTTGCTCTCGTCGAGCGCCGCGCGCTGCCTGGCCAGGAGATCGACCGAAGACATGGTCAGCTGGTCGAGCTGTTGCTGCAGCCCGGCACGCTCGTCCGCGGTTGCGTTCGCCTGCGTTGCCGCCTGCACCTGGTCGAATAACGCACGGTTGCTGTCGTCAAGCGCGGCGCGCTGTTTCGCCAACAGCTGGGCGGACGTCATCGTCGCCTCGTCCAGCTGGTCCTGCAGGTTCTTCCGCTCGTCGGCGATCTCCTGCTCGGACTTCGAGAGATCTTCGGTTGCGGCATGGGTCTGCGCGAACGCCTCCTCCAGGCGCATCAGGCCAGCGTACTGCTGCGCGCCAGCTTCGGTTGCCAGCGCGCCCGAATTGACCAGGCCCATCACGGCATCCTTGAACTGGTCCCGCGTGGAAATGCCCTGCAGACCCATGGCCGCCAGCTGCTCGGTGACATACTTCTGCACCGGCGCCAGGCGCTCCGCTTCCGTCAGGAAGTTGTCGGCGAACGAACTGGTCTGGCTCGACAGCTCGTCAATGCCGCCGACCAGGTCGATCAGCCGCTCGCGCGCCGCGATACTGTCGATGCCGACCGCACCGAACGTGCCGCCGAGCGACGCCATGACGGAGTCGACGTTGGCATAATCGCTGGCTACTCGCGTCAGCGTCTCGAAGTAGCCCTCCCCTACCTTCTGGAACTGGTCCAGCCCGCTGACGCCGAATTTCGCCATGTCGTCGCCGAGCTTGGAAAACACTGCCTCGAGTGCTTCCTGGATTTCATCACCCGTCATCCCCTTGAGCGAGATCTTGCCGATGTCGATGACGAAGCTGTTGAGCCGCTTCGTGAAATCATCGCCACCAACACCGAGCAGCTTGCCAGCCTCGCCCACAGCACCGGCCAGACCGGCGATCACCTTCGCGAACTGGTCGTTTGCTTCGGTGCCCAGCGAGGACAGCTGCGTGGCGTACTTGTCACTGTGGAACCAGCCACCGTCTTTTTTCGTGTCGGTGTACTGGCTCGCGCTCACGCCCCCGGCCATGGCTGCATCCAGCGTCGTGCGGCCGATCGTGACGCCCGTATCGAGCGTCGACACCTTGCCGCCAAAGATCGAACCGATCAGCTTCCCGACCGCGCCACCGGTGAGCTTTTCACCGATCGATGCAAACCCCTGGTACTTATTGAATGACTCCTCGGTCGATCCGATTTGGTCGGTCGCCAGTTCGCCTGTCAGCCCCGCAGTGCGGACCAGCAGACTTCCCAACCCGGACAGCGACGACTCGATGCTGCGCAGCGATGCCAGCATGCCGGCGGTGTAGCTCAGCTCGATATCGCTGTTGTCTGCAACCAGTTCCAGCGAGCGCGCGATCGAGTCGGATTTGGCCGTCGCATCGCCCAGTACCGACCCGGTGCCCTGCGCGGCCTGCCGATCCTTCGCCGTCGTGTCGGCGCCACCGCCACCACCAATGCCGCCGATCGCGACGCCCAGGCCGGCCACGATGGCTGCCATCGCCGCCATGCGCGGAATGGCCGTGTACGGGTCACCCTCTGCCTGACTCAACACAGCCGAGATACCCTTCGGCACCAGCTCGGCCATGGTCTGCACCAGCTCTGCGGCGTGGAACACTTTCGACACCGCCATCAGCGCCTGATAGCCCTTGCTCTGCTCACCGAAGAAGCCGGCCGCGGCGCCGGCCATGTCGCCATAGCCGGCGAGCTGGTTCTTGGTTTCTTTTTCGTTGAGCTGGGCCAGCTTGTTCTGGTACTCGATCTCGGTCAACTTGCCGGATTTCAGCGCGGCCGCGGCATTCTTCCGCTGCTTCTCGATCTCCGCCTGCCGCTTGCCGTAGCCGTCCAGCACGCCAGTCACCTTGGAGATCGCCTCGCCGGCGCTGCCGAAGGCTTCCTTCAGCGATTCGCCGAACGTTTGCGCCTTGGCCGGGTCGAGGAACGCATTCAGCTCCTCCAAACCCTTTTGCGATGCGTCCAGCCCCTCGACCTTAGCCAACGCTTCGGCGCTGCGCTTCTTCGCAGCGATCAGTTTTTCCAGCTCTTCGATCTCGTCGATCGTCATGCCGGTCGACGCGCGCTGCGCGTACTGCTCCTCGAGGCGCGCGAGCGTCATCGCCTCGATCTCGGCCTTACTGCGGCCGGTCGTTTCGACCAGGCGCTCGTTCGCTTCTGCCTCAGCCACAGCCGCCGCGACCTTGTCGCGGCTGGCCTTGGCCAGGTCGTCATACAGCTTTTGTACCTGGACGCCGGCAGCAAGCGACTTCTGCATCGTGTCGACGATCTGCAGCTGCCCGATCAGGCCAGCTGCCTCCACATCCGTCAGGTGCACAGTGCCCTCGGCACGGCCGCGCTGGATCTTGGCGATCTCCTTTTCCGCATCGCTTAGCTGGCGGCCAGCAGTGATCTCGGCCTGCAGCAACGCCAGGCGATCCTGTACCGCCTTGTTCAGCGACTCATAATCGCTTTTTTCCTTTTCCGGCTTGTCTTCGCCGGAGCGGTAATTGAGCGAACGTTTCGGCGCGTCCGCACCGGCACCGTCCGGCTTTTCGGCGCCACGCTCCGCGAGCCGCTTCAGGTACGCCTGCTCCATCTCGTTGGCAGGCTTGTTCCAGAGATCGGCCAGTTTCTGGTTCGATTCCTCGACAACCTTGTTCCGCTCAGCCAGAGCCTTCGAAATTTCTGCCGTTGCCGTGGTGCCATCCAGGCGCGCCTTGATCGCGCCGACAGGATTGGCGTATTCCAGTACCGCATTGGCAAGCTTGACGTCTGCAGCGACCGCCTTGAACGAGCCGGCCACTGCCGACAACAGCCGCGGAATCAGGATCGCGACATCGACCACGCGTGCCAGACCGACGCCCAGGTCGTCAGCCCAAGTGCCGATATCCTTCTCGAGCAGGCCATCGGCACCGTTGGCGGTATCGATAAACGCCCCAAGGAGATCATTCACCGCGGGCAGTGCCCCAGTTGTGATATCCGTCGCCAGACCAAGCATTTTCGCGCGCAGCTCGCCGGTCTGGTCCTGGAACCGCGCGGCCTGGTCGACCGCCTCCTGCGTGCGCGCCTTGAACTTGTCGACGCTGCCGGCGGCATCGTTCAGGAACGGCATCAGATCGGCGCCTGACTTCCCCAGTGCATCGGTGACGAGCGCCGCCTTGGCCGCGCCGTCTTCGTAGCCCTGCAGGTTCTTCGAGATATCGATGAACACTTCGGCGGGGTCACGCAGGTTGCCTGCCGCATCCTTGGCCGAGATCCCCAAGGCCTTGAGCGCCCTGTGCACCTTGCTCGAATCCTCGTCGGCGGCCGCCATACTTTTGCCAAGCTTCGTGATGGCACTGTCGATCGGCGCGAAGTCTTGGCCGAATGCCTGCCCTACCTGCTGCAGGCGCGACAACGCCTCAACCGATGCCCCGGTCTTCTGTGCCAGATCATCCAGCGCGGCCAGATCGTCGATCGATCGGCTGACCGCTTGTATTGCGGCGCCGACGGACACCATCGCTGCCACGGCGCCTACAGCGCTGGTGGCCATGCCCGACAGAAAATCGCGCCCTGCACGCGAGGCATTGTCGAAGTGCTGCTGCGCCCGCTGAGCGAAATCCAGCGCGCGCTGTTCAGAGCGGTCCAGGCCTTGCGTGTACTCGGCATATTCGAGCGCGAGCCGGACCACCAGGGAGCCGAGTGCGGACATTCATCACCTTTGAATTGAAACGGGCCAGCTGCTGCCGGCCCGGGTTACTGCTTTGATTCGTTTAGCAGCGGCAGCGCCGCACGCTCCATCACCTGCAGCTCGCGGAACGTCTCGGTCCATTGGGCCCGAGGCACTCGCTCGAGGCGCAACGTGGTTTCTACCGCGGCGTAGTCGAGGCCCTGGTAGTGCACGCCGGCCATGCCGATGTGCATGCGCCACTGTGTGGCCAGGCCTGCAAACAGCGATACCGCACGCCAGTTGTCTTCCCACACCAGGAAGTCCTCCGCGATCGGCACCGCTGGAATAGCCGCCGCGATCACTTCCGGCGGAGCTCCCAGCATGCGCAGCTGCTCGAGGATGTCATCATCCATCTTGCTAACTGGCGGCCGCTCTCCGGCCCAGTAGCGGGCCGCCGCGATTAGTTTTTTTCCTTCGCCTTATGGATCGAGCCCCAGAACGCTTCGATCAGGGCGAACACGGCTTGCGGGATCGCCAGGACGGCATCGCGCGTGACAGTACTGAACAGGACCGGCTGATTGTCGTCGCCGACCAGATCGGTCCAGCCGACCAGCACTTCGCGGATCACATCGCGCTGTGGCAGCGCACGCAGCTCATCGAGCTTGTCGATGTCGCAGCGCTTGAATTCGGCCATGAAGTCCGACTTGTCGGTCTTGCCTTTCAGGTTCGGAATTTCGACAACGATCTTGACGGTGTAGGTGTCGGTCAGGGAGAGTTTGAACATGGTTGCTCCAGAATGCAGAAGGCCCGCACGCGGCGGGCCGGATGGTTGATTGGTGTCGTGCGCCGATCAGCGCACGGTCAGGACGACTTCGTCGTTGCCGGTGTTTGGCTGGATTTCCAGCTTGCCGGTGAGCATGGCGATGCCGTCGCTGTCGGAAAGCGACGGATCCATGATCTGCACCTTCGGGCACGCGATCTCGACGATGTTGCCGGCGGTCTTGCCGTGCGTGATGGCCAGCGTCCCCAGGGTGCCTTCGGCAATCGCCGTGTACCAGTTCTTCGTGGCCACCGATTCGAGCTCCATCGTGATCGAGCCGCTTGGCTGACGCTCGGTGATCAGGATGCCCTCGTAGCCCACCAGATTACGGTAGACCAGCGTGTTGGCCATATCGAGGCTGAAGGACTGCGTCTTGCCGGCGAAGCCGTGCAGGGCCATGCTCGGCGTGTTGGCGGCATTTACAGCAACAGGATCGCGGAAGCCAGCGTAATCCACGCTCGAAGGCGGAGCCACATCGGTTGGCGTGCTGTACAGGCCGATGAAGCGGAACTTCATCACGGGGATGCCCTTGGCATTCAGTTCGAAGCTGACTGTGCCTTGCGCATCCGTCATCTTGTACAGGATGCCGTCCAGGATGTAATGCAGCGTCGCGCATTCCATGCTGTTCGTCACCGGCGCATACACCACACTGGTACCGACCGTGATAGTTTCCGAGAAAGCGCAGGCGCGCAGCAGCGGGCCGTACTTCGGCACGGTACCGGCCGTGCCGGCGCCGGCCAGCTCGACGTCGAATGAGACCTCGGCGTGCACCGCCACCTGGACGCTGCCGGAATTGCCCAGGTAAGGTTTCAGATTGTTCCGCTTGGCGAATTCGGCCGAGACTGGCTGAGCCGAGATGTTCTGGGCCAGTACGGCGTTGGCCAAAGCGGTTGGTGTCGCGGCCACGCCGGCGCCCGTTTGCAGTGCCAGCAGGAGCACCACGTTACGCATTTTTTTAGACATTGGTCACCTCGGCCACGTCGGGCTGTTCGATCGGTTGTTCCGCCGGCGTGCGCTTGCCGCTTGCCGGGTCATAGGTATAGCTGCCGCCATGGCCAGCGTATTCGTCGCGCAGCGCATCTTCCGGCTGCGCCGCCGGCTGCGATGCGGTTACCGCCTCGTCTGCCGTTTTGTTCGTTTTGCCCAACTGGTCCTCCAAATGAAAAGGCCCGCACGTGGCGGGCCGGATTGATGTGGTGTTATTGCTACCGACGGGTTCGCACCCGGAAGTTCTGTATGTAGGCGTAGACGTCGGCCTCGCCTTGGTAGTCGGCGTCGCCAGAGAACTCGTCCCCCATGTAGCCGTCCAGTTGCTCGATCGCCGCCAGCACCTGCCCCGCCAACTGCTCGAGCTCTTCCTGGCTACGCGCGAACGTCATCACGGCGATGTCATTCATGTTGTAGCCGCCGCCCATCACCCAGCCTGGCTCCGGCTCGGTATTGATCTCGAACACCAGTGCCGGCCAGGCTGGCCGCTCCGGCAGCTCGACCGCGTGCGTGTTCGGCAGGACTGCCGCCAGCGCTTCATACACGCGCTGCTTGACTGATGGATTGCTCATTGCCTGTTCGCCCTCAGTAGCGCCGCCTCGAGGCGCTTGCCCATGGCGGCGATCGCGTCAGCCTGCTTGTTCTGCAGTGCCGGCGCCACGAAGGGCGTGGCCTCGACACGGTTCTTGACGCCGCGGCGGCGCTTGCCGTCGCCGTGGTACACGTTGCGGCCCTTCTCCAGAAACCACCAGTAGAACGGGTCGTTGATGTACACGCTGGTGACACGGCCCGTTTTCGGATTGAGCACCAGCTTCTTCTGGGCATTCTTCCCGAGTGCCTTGCCGTGTCGCACGCCCAGGTTGTATTGCGTGAGACCTTCCGGCGTGCGCTCGCGCTTGATCACGATGTTCTTGACCAGTGCACCGGTCAGCTGCAAGCCCTGCTGCTGAGCCAGCGATCGGGCTTCCTTGCGGAGCACGCCGCCGGCACTCGCCACCATCAGGCGGGAGGTACGCAGACGCATGTCCTGCTTCACGTTGCCGAACGCCTGGCGCAGCGTGCCCAGACCTTCGATGCGCGTCGCCATCAGTGCCCTCCGGCCGGCACGCCGCGGCACGTGAGCAGCAGCGTGTGGTTGGCCTGGCGTTCGTTGTCGACGTGCTCGATGCGGTACACGGCATCGCCGAACACCACGCGCATCGTGTCATTCACGCCGGCCAGATAGCGGATCCGGATGGGCAGCGCCGGAATGCTTTCGTCGCCGCCCTTCTGGGTCTGCTTTACCCGGCCGCCAGTCGACGCGCCGACCTCCGCACGCACCGCACTGAACGGCTCCCAGCTTTTGGCCGTGCCGCCCAGGCGATCCTTGCCGGCCACCTCGTGCTGCAGCGTCACCCGATGCCGCAGCCGTTTTGCCAATGGAATCGTCATCAAAACCTCCGGTACGGATCAAGCAGGTTATCGAGGTACGAGGTCTGCACAGTGACCTTCTCGCCGCCGGCGGCCGGGTCGTACTGCTCGACCAGCTTGGCCAGGATGTACAGCCGGAGATCGTCCGGCGTGGCATCCGGGCTGTCGCCGTAGCCGCATTCCACGGTGATGCGCACGGCCTCGTCGTCCTGCAGCGTCGCCGGCCAGGCCTGCCCGCGGGCCGGCTTGAGCAGCGTGGTGTATTCGTCCGGCACGATCGTGCGGACGGTCGCCAGGGAGAGCGAACGCTCCTCGCCGGCCTGGTCGACGTAATCGATCGACACCACGCGCAGCACAGGGTGCGGCAGCTCGATCGACGCCGGGAACGCCGGCAGCGTGCCTACCCATGTCTGCCGCATCAGCGACTGGCCGATGTGCGACTCGAGGTGTCGGACGATGCCCTTGATCCAGCCCTCGATGGCTTCGTCACTTTCCTCGCCATCGATGCCCAGGTTATCGGCTGCCTTGCGCAGATCGACTGGGAGCGCAGTCGGCGGGGCTGCTCGTATGAATGTCATGTCCTACTCCTAACTTCGGTACGAACCACCGGTGTACTCCAGGGCCCCGATAGTGGGCGGCACCATGAAGGGCCGCCCACGCATGTCCCGGAGCGGCTTCCGTGTAACCTTGCCCGCGCGTCGGCATGGCGAGTTCTTCGCCATCTTCGGGTTGAATTTGTCCGTCCAGTCGATGAGCGGGTCGACAAACAGATTGGTGCCCAGGCAGTGCTCGGACTCGTTGAGCGGGGTGTACATCACCTGGCCCGCGTTGTTCCACTTGCCCAGGAGCGGAGCGGGCTTCGACGTGCCGCCATAGACCACGTTGTTGTGGATGTTTTGACGGCCGATCGGCAGGATGCGCTCGACGATGGAGACGGATTCGAGAACGCCCTCAGCTTCCTTGGACGCGCGGTCGTAGATCACATTGTTGAGGATGTTCACCGTGTTCTCGGCGATCACGGGCTCAGGCAGCAGCTGGCCCGTGTTCTCCGGGTCCGTCTTGTTGTACAGCACAAAGTTCTCGATAACGATCGGGACGCCGACAGGGTCCACAACGATGTTATTGACTACCCATAGGTCTTCCGGCACCACGTAGATGAATCGCTCGCGGCCGACGTTGGTATAGCCCGTACGCTCCAGCAACTCCGCGCCGGTATACATCCACCCACTCACGTCCGGCTTGCGGGCGGCGATTCGGTTGTTAATCCACAGATTCCCGCTCACCACGGCGGAGCCGACGAATTGGCTACGAACGTTCTGCCCGTCGAACACGCAATTGCGGATGAAACAGTTGGGCATACACCGGTTCGTCGAGGCGCCCCGTGCGTAGGACATATATTCGTCCCAGTAGGCGTAGCAGTTTTCGAAGCCGCAGTTGTCACTCTTCTGCGAGTTGAAGCCATACACGCCCATTACAAAGGCCACGTGCCAACTGTTCACCGACGTGCAGCGGCGGAAGAGTACATTCTTCACCTTGTCGTAGGCGACCATCATGTCCATACCGCCGGCCAGCCAGCCGTAGGCTGTGGTGGGCTCCTGCTCCTGCGGGCTGGACCCCGAGTCGCAGTAGCAGTCCTCGAAGAGGATGTCGCTGATCTCGACCCGCGGCGTCAAGCTATTTTCCGGCACCGGCATGGCCTTCAATCCGCCGCTGTACATATACCGGGCCGTACAGTTCTTGAACACGATGTTTTTGCACGGCAGTGGGTCAGTCGTGTTCGATGTCGCGGTAAATGAATGAACATCGCAGCCCCAGCTCTCGACACCCATCACCAGCACGTCGATCGACGACTGGACCTGGACCGCCGGGCCTGAGATGCCGATGCGAGCGGTGCCCTCCACCCCCGTCGTACCGTTCGTCATGTTCCAGCACAGGCCGTTGTACTTCTCAACTGGGCCAATCGTATCGCTGCCCGTATAGACATACACCTTGGGGCTTGCGATCGCGTCCTTGGGCGCGTACCAGATATCCGCCGGACCCATCGCCGCCTTGATGTTGGCGAAGGTGGCCGATGCGATGGCCCGGATCTTGCGCATGGCGACGCCTGGGTTGCGCAGGGCGTACCTGTTGCCGTTGTTGTACCCGCCGACGAATAGGCGCTTGGCCACCGCATTCGCCGGATAGGTCTTGGACCAGATGCCAGAGCCAGGGCTCTCAAGCGCCCAGCCGGCCGCGAGGGGCGAACCTGGCATCTCCCAGTTGAATGAGTCGATAACCGGCGGGGGCCCCTCTCCGTACGTCCCCAGAGTGAAGTACTGCTTGCGAATGACAGGATGGTACCCGCCTGTCTGGTTGCTGTAGAAACGATCGCGCCTCATCAGCACGACACCGCCCGAGGCGGCAGCAGCGTTGTACGCCGAGCCCAGGTACTTCTTGGCGGTGGCGGGCGTGAGGCCGTCACCGTCCGCAGCCATGTCCGAATCGAGGTAGATCGGTGCTTGCCGGGTTACCATTTGAACTGGCCTCCGTTGTGGGTTGCGACGCCAGAGTCGACACTGAGACGGAAGCCTCCTTGCAGTAGACACTGCTCGTCGAACTCGAACCGACGACCGCCCTGATTGAAGGGGGCGATCTCTTCGGCAGCGTCAAATGGGCGGATACCCCAGCCTGTGATAGCCGCACCAACCGGCACGCCATGGGTCACGACCGGCGCGAATGCGTTGCCTGCCGAGTAAGGAGGATGCGACACGATGCGGCGCATGAACTTTATGGGTCGGCCCGCGTTCGTTGGCAGATAGGTGAACCACATGATCGAGCCGGCAAGCTGGTTTTCGGTCAGCACGCCATAGCCAGCCGCAGTAAATGCGAGGCTGGCCGTGAGCGCCAGGGACGTCGCGCCGGCCGTCGGTGCTGTACCAGCCGTACCCATGACGATGTCGGCCGCGTTGCCATATTCCAGATACACCGCAGCGTTGGTCGCGTTGCGCGGAATCGTCTCGACATACTGCAGGAAGTCGCCCGGGTCACCAGTGTTACCCAGGATTACCGAGCTATTTGGCATGGGGCCAGCCGGTGTTTCAATGGGCTTGACGGAGTGGCGTTGCGCCAGGCGAACGACCTTAGTCCATTCCTGCACCTCGTCGTCGCCGGTGGCCAGGGTGTCAACGCTTACCGAACTCGAGCTATTCACATCGATGCCAAGCTCGGAGGCCGGACGGTAGCCGCCGGAAGTCCAGACCATCAGTGCGCCATCCGATTCACGGACCATCGCCGGCACTTGGATGGCGGAAGATTTAACAGGTGCCATTTAGTCGCCCCCTTATCAATCGCCTACCGGCGGTTCGGAAGCCTGTGCAGACGTCTGCACAGCAACGTCGTCCGCCCTCGGCACCGCCGCGATCAAGGTGCCGAGATGTGCGTACGGGTCTTGTGCAGACGTCTGCACTGGGACAGCACGAGCTGCCGAAGTCTTCGATGCTGGCAACTTCGTTTTCGGCTTGGAATACTTCGCCGCCCTGTGGTCGTCGACCAGATGCGTCGCATAGTCGGCGTCGGTGCGCAAGATAGTACCGACAGTGAGCGTGCCGTATTGCGCAGTGATCGTCTCGGTGACGATCTCCACTTCTACTTGTTCCATGTGATCTCCTGTGCTGGGCCGCCGCGGCGGCCCAGCGTTACGATTAGGCCAGTACCAGGTCGCCGTAGCGGCAGTCGGCAGGCTTCTCGACCGTGACCGCAAGGCGGCGCTCGGCGCGGATCGTGACCAGGCCGCTGGTGAAGTTATCGCCATCGCTGTCCGACAGATCGATCGCGACACCTTCGCGGTACCACAACGTGACAGCCATCTGGATCGGGCCAACCCAGACTTTGCCGAATGGCATAGCCGCGCTGGCGACCACAGGCACGCCGAACAGCATCGGCACAACGTTGTCGCCAGGCTTGCCCAGCAGGTAATCGCCATTTGCGTTCTTCGCCAGGCGGATCGTCCACCAGTCGGCCGTGTTCAGCACGACCACATCAGCCGGGTTGCCGGCCGCAGCGCAGTCGCCGATCATCTTGCCGATCAGGTCGAATTTGTTGTTGGCCAGGCCCAGCGCTTCGATCGATACCTTGGTGTAGCCGTGCGGGGTGTAGTTGCCGACTTTCGTCAGACCGTGGATGTTCGTGCCAACGCCGTCGCCAGCGATGATCTGGTTCTCCGCACGCAGATCCACGCCGTAGACCATTCGACGGTTGATGTACGCCACCATCGCCGTGTTGTCCATGGCCAGCTGGCGGGAGATCTTGATCCAGTGACCGATCGCCGAGACCGGCATAGTGCCCGGCTCGAAGGTGATCGAGGATTGCGGACGCTGCACCGTTTCGGCCGTTTCGGCAGCGGCATTGGTGAACACCTTCTCGCGCACCCACGCGATCGCGTCTGCCTGCGTCGGCATCTTCGCCATCAGGTCTTCCAGCGTGAAAACGCGGAAGGCGCCTTCGATCAGCGAAGGACGGCGCTCGGAATACGTGTTCGCGATCGGGTTCGTTACCGTATTCTTGACTTCGGCGCGCACCTTCATGCGACCGTCAGCCTTGAGGAAATTATCGAACTGGGCCGACTTGACGAACATCTGGCCCCAGGTTTCACCAGCGACTACCGTATCGGCTTGCGCGGTACTCTTCTGCTCGACCTGCAGCAGGCGATCAGCCAGCACGCGCTGCTCGGTCCCCAGGTTATCGATCGCGGTTTTGGTGTCCTGCGATACTTTGCCGAGGTTTTTGATATCCTCGGTGGCCTTGTTCGACATTTCGGTCATTTTGACTTCGACACGATCGAGTGCCGCCATGACCTTGGAGCCGTCGATTTCACCGGTGAGGAAAAGCGCGCCAGCGATACCGGCTGCGGCCTCCGGATGGATCTCGAAACCAAAGGCCTGCGCGATACCGGCGACCAGGGCCAGTGCCAGAAGCGCCCAGCCGCGCGCCGGGATGTTGATGAATCGTTTCATTTGCTACCTTTCCGGAAAAGAAAAAGCCGCCTCGCGGCGGCCATTAGTGGGGTGTTTGCTGCTTACTGCCCGAGACGCTGAAGGCGCTCGTAAATCGCGGCCGCTGTCTTGGCATCGCCGATCACCGGAGCATCCCGCTCGGTGAAGATCGCCTTTGCCTTGGAGAGCAGTGCCATGCTCTCCTTTTTGCCCAGCCCTGCATCCCGCAGCAGCCGTTCAAGATCCCGTTCGGTCTCGCATTCCGGCAGCATCGCCTCGATGTCGATCCCCATACTTTTGACGCTTGTCAGGTCGACGCGCGCCGCGCTGTCCGCCGGGAACACCACTGGCGACACTTCCACCAGGTTGGACCACTTGCGGATGATGCGGCCATGCTCGACGTCCTCGAAGTCTCCTTTCTTGACCCAGCCGCCAATCGACAGGCCGTCGAGCGTGCCGTGCTTCATCGCGGCGCGCACGTCCATCGCGCGCGCCAGGCCCGGCGTGAGCTCGCCTTCCAGCCAGAGGCCTTTGTCATCTTCCTTTGCCTTCGTCCATTTACCGATTGGCAAGCTACCCCAGTCGTGGTTGAAGAACATCTTCGGTTTGCCGTTACGCAGCGAGGCCTCGAAGGCACCCTTGATGATCGTGTCGCCGTACGAGTCGATCCCGCCGAATACGGAACCGTAGCCGGAGAACACGCCGGTATCGCCGTCGAACTTGAGCGATACGTCGTCCAGTTTCAGTGTCTTGAAAATGTGGTGCATGATTTCCTTACTGTGCGATGTTGGAGCCGTCGCCGCCAGCAGCCGGCTTGACTCTGCCGAGCATGTGCAGCGGCACCAGGTTGGATTGCGCGGTGAGCACCGAGGCCTCTGGCCGCGGCGGCAACCCTTCCAGCTGGCGGACCTCTGATCGATCCTGCCAGCCGTTCTGCACCGCCTTGGCGTAAATTTCCGCGCGCGCCAGAGGCGAGGCCCGCAGCAGCGCATCCAGTGAGAACTCGATCACGAGCGTGACGCGCTGGCGCGGCGTCAATACGCAGCGCCGGATCGCCTGCGCGATGTTGACCATCAGCGGTGCGATGCTGAACGTGTACCAGCCTTCGCGCAGCTCCGCGACGCCTGTGCCCCACTGCGTGACATTGGCGTGGTGAATCAGCACCGGTGGCGTGTCCATCCACCGGCACAGCTCCTCGACGCCATAGCGCCGCGATTCCAGCAGTTGCTGCTCGGATGGCGTCATGGAGAGCTGCTCGAATTTCATGTTCTGCTCGAGTAGGTGCAATCGTGCGCTGGGATCCACCTTCATGTTCAGGAAGTTGCGCGTGACAGCTTCCCGCTGCGTTTCATTCAGAATCTTGTCGACCATCAGCAGACCGCCGGTCTTGCCCCCGCTGCCGAAGACCTTGCTCGCGTCGTGCTGCGCCTTGGCGGCCTCATCCAGGCTGGCTCGCATGAATTCCAGCTTCGACAGGCCGATGGTGCCATTGCCCAGGTTCTTGATGTGCAGGACGTTCTCGGCGGCCAGGATGGCCAAGTTGTAGCCGAGGCGGTATTCGTACACTACCGCTCCATCGTCGAGCACCCTTTGCTGTACCTGATCAGACGGCATGGGCCATAGAGCGATTGCCTCGCCATTCATGTCCCGATCGATCCGGGCGTAGGCGTTCCCGCGCAAATCGTAATTCAGCATCATCGCGCGCCAGAACTCGAACGGCGTCATGCGGTTATTCGGCTGGTCGTGCAGCAGCGCATATAGGCGGCTTGTCCGCGCGAGCACCTTCTCGCCATTCGGCTTCTGCTCGTAGACGAAGCACGGCAGGCTTGCCACCGTCGATGCGCGCCGGTCGACGCAGGCCCACACGGTGCTAACCTGCAGCGCGCCGTCGACGCCGATGTTGCGCGTGTCTTCGACCAGGGCGCCGATCGGCAGGCTGTTTTGCAGGCCCGCCCGCTCGGCGATCGAGCCACCACGGCCCATCCAGGCCTGCATCGATTTCAATAAATTCATGTGCTGATCATCCCGTTGATGGCATCGTCGAAACTGCCCTGCAGCTCGTCGGTGGATACCGCGCGGGAAAGCGCCATTACGGTCGCCACCACGCCGTCGATCCGCCCGTTGGCGTTCGACTTCTTTTTGTCCGGGCGGAAGTTGCCGTTTGAGTCGAACAGCAGCGCGACGTTGCCGGCGCAGTAGCGCAGCACCGGGTTGCCACCGTGCTGGAACACCTTGCTGTACACCAGCACCTCCAGGGCCTTTGCGCCCGGGTACATGCCGCCGGTGTTCTGTGGCACCTCGACCAGCGGCACACCCTGGTCGAGCAGCTCGTTCGCCAGCTGCTGCGCGTTCCATCGGTCGAAGCCAATCTCGGCCACGTCGTATTCCTGTAGCGACTCCAGGATCCGCGCCTTCACCGGCGCGTAGTCCGTCACGTTGCCCTCGGTCGCTGTCAGCCAGCCGGCGGTGCGCCAAGCTTCGTACGGCGCAGCATCGTCGGCCGACTGCTCGGCGATCTTGTCTCCCGGACACCAGAACCACACCAGCACATACCAGTCGCCGCCCTCCTCGTCCGGCGGAAACACCAGCGAGTACGCCGTCAGGTCGCGCGTCGAAGCCAGGTCGAGGCCGCCGTAGCAGCGCCGGCCGCGCAGGATGCTTGGGTCAAACTTCTTCTTGCCCTTGTCCCACACGTTCATGTCGAACCAGCCATCGGCGCTGTTGCACCAGATGTTCAAGTCCTTCGTCAGGAAATTGACCTTCGCGCCCGGCATCGCCGCAGCCTTGCGCGCCTGGCTGCGCAGGTACTCCAGCGTCTTCGACCGACCCAGGCCCGGGTTGGCCTTGATCCAGTTGTGCTCATCGAACGGATCGTCGTCGGCGTCCAGCGTGTAGACGTAGCCGAAGAAGCCGTCGTCTACCCGCTTGCCCTCGAGGATCGAGATCAGGTAGGCGCGCTGCTCGGTACAGATGCCGTCCAGGATGAAGCCGGCCGTGGTGATCGCCGACAGCAGCGGCTGGGCTCGGGCGCCGAGCGCCGATTCCATCACGTCCCACACGTCGCGGTGCTTCTGCGCGTGCAGCTCGTCGAACAGGATGGCGGAGGGATTCAGGCCATCCAGGTTCTCCGCGTTGGCCGGCAGCGGCAGGAAGACGCTGTTGTCGTCCAGCTCGACCTTCTCGTGGTTCATGCCGGCGTAGATCTTGAACGACCGCGCCACGCCAGCCGACCGCTTGACCCAGCGCCGGATGTTGTCGAACGCTGGCTTGAACACCGTCATCGCCTGGTTGCGCGTGGTGGCCACCGCGTACACCTCGGCGCCGCGCTCGCCATCCATCGAAAACAGGTAGGCGCCCTGTGGCCCTTTCCAGGTCGACTTGCCGTTCTTCCGCGCCACCTCTTCGTAGGCGCGGCTAAAGCGACGCATGCCGTCGGACTGGCGGCGCCAACCGTACAGCACCGCGGTCCAGAACTTCTGCCACGGATCCAGGAGGATCGGCTTGCCGGCCAGCGGTCCTTTGATGTGGACGAAGAACCGCTCGATGTACTCGATGATGTGCCATCCATGCGCCGGCACGAACACGAGGCCGCGTTTGCCCGCATCGCGCAGATCCTGGTAGTGCCGCAGCACGGCCAGGTAGACGAGCTTGCCGGTGACAATCTCGCCGCGCAGCACGGGCAAGCCGTACTGCTCGTCCCACTCCTCGAGCTGCGATGGCGTCAGTTCATCGAGCTTCTTGCGGGTGAGCTGGTGGCGTGGCTTACGAGATCGCCGAACAGGTCGTCTTGCTTGCTGTTGTCGCCCATGTCCTTTCGAGCTTTCGCCAGCGCTGGCAGCGTCAAACATAGTTTCGGAAGCCATTGCATTAACTCCATGGTCAAGCGTTTTTCGTCATCGGCCCACGGGGTTGGCGTTGACCATCCTGTTTTCGATGTCTGGTAGCGGCCGTCGCGATCGCACAGTTCGGTGGCGGCCTCCAGGCGCAGGTAGGTGAAGACCGTCCGCTCGATGGCCAAGCCCGCAGTCACGTGATCGAGGCCGGCCTGGCGAAGGTGAGCGCAGATGTAATCCCACAGCATCCGCTCGTCTGCAGTTTTGATTTTCCCTGGCGGCGGATCCGGCGAAACTATCTCGCCGTCGCGCCGAAGCGCGCGTGCGCTGGCCGCGACGACGAGGTCGTTTTTGAGGTTCATGATGTTGCCCTTTGGCCGGCAGGCCAGTGTGGCCCGTAAGGCCGAAACCCCCGGGGGGTACATTTCGCTCCGCGAAAAAATCTAGCTAAGCTGACGGTTTCCAGTGGTGGCCGGCCGACTTTCGACCCGCCCTACCCCTCAGAAAGATTCCCACCGGAAACATCAGGCAAATCACGACCAAACCGCGGTCGAGGGGCGGAGGGTGCGGCACCAGTCGGTAGCGACGCGCGGGAGATGGCCCATGCACTACGCAGCGACATGACAATGCCGACGCACTTGCGAGCCATCCGCACCGGCCAGCTGGGCCGGGCTGCCTTTGTCGCAGCCTTGAGAACCGTGATCAGTTCATCGTCCTGTACGCGCCGGGACGGCGGGCAATCGCCCTGCGCCACTTCCACCGCCAGCGCGCCCATCACCTGCCAGAGCCGCCGAACCCGCTTCACACGCATTGCTGTCATACACCCTCCTCGGTTACTTGCGACCCCAGCGGCCGCGCTTTGATTCGGCTTGCGACTTCACTTCGTGACAGGGCTCGCACAGCCCCTGCTCATTCGTTTCATCGTCGGCGCCGCCCTCGCTGAGCGGCTTGATGTGGTCACGCTGCGTGGCTGGCACCGCGCGGCCTTGCTTCCGGCACTCGGCGCACAGCGGATCGCGTGCGAACAGCGCGGCGCGCATCGCCTGCAGGCGCCGGCCAGTGATTCGTTTTGTGGGTGCGGCCTTCGACCAGGTCTCGCGCGGGTGTGCTGCACAGCGACCCGAGCTATCTCGCACTAAAGTGGCACATCCATTAAAGCTGCAAGGACGGGGCGCTGATCGAGGCATAATATCGACACCGTATTAACGCGAGATTCCGGGGGGCAATATGGAGCTGGCTGAACTATTAAAGTCAACGTGGACTACCATCTTGGCGGCAGGCGGCGTCATTGCCGGAATCGCAGGATTTGTGAAACTAATGTTTGAGCTCGACAAGGCGAAAACCGAGCGCAATGCCGCCAAGGAACGGAAGCGGCAGGAAGGTGGGTTAATTATTATGCCGACTACCGAGGAAGTCAGGATATATTCCAGACGTGAATCGCCTCACCCAGCCAGAGCACGAGCGCTTTCGACAATATGCATATTGCTAGGCGGCGGCCTCTTACTTGCTCAGGTGCTCCAAGAATCCGGCGACCACGTAGTCTCATCGCAGGCAACCACCGTCCCCTTACAAAGAGACGAAGCGAATGCCTTCCATGAACCTGAATTTGAATCCGATGTGATTGAATCCCGTCAACTGATCAGCCGTGAAGTCGTGGGCGAGCACGTAGTCGAGACATGGGAAATAACGAAGACCAATCGAAATGGCAAAAAACAAACCACTGTTGAGCGAGTAATGACGCCTCTGCTGGACTTCGAGAAGCCAGCCGCACCATCTGGCCCCTTCGGAAATGGCACCGAACAATAAGGCTTCAAAGTAATCTGCGCTACAGACGAAAAAGCGCCTCCCAATGGGAAGCGCCTTTTTCGGCTGTAGGCACGGGACACACCCGGCAGGCAAATTGTTCGGTACTTCAGGACAGGATCGTATCCGCCCGCTCCAAAACGCGCAAGAGGCGTTGCAAATTATTTTCGGCTCGCGCAATCACTAACTTCACGTGC